CTCACCGCCTTGTTGCTCTGGGTCGAGTTGTAGATCAGGACCGCGTCAAACGCCGTGGATAGCGTGACTGCGCTGAACGTAATGGACGCGCTGGGCGTGATAAACGCCGTGGTGCTTGTGGATGACGGTGCAGTGCCAAAGGTGACCGCTACGCCTCCGGCGGTGTAACCAGTGCCAGATACCTCGTTGGTTGCGCTGTAGGCCGTTGTGGAGGCATTCACGGTGGCGCTTGCCAGGTACAGCGCAGCCTTGAATGTGTCGGCGGTGGATGCGGTATGCGCTGGCACTCCGGTCCCGTTAAATGCGTGTACGGCGTTGAGCAAGTCAACTTTGAACGATGTACACATTGCTTGAGTGTTTGCGATGATAGTTCCGTTCTTGGGTTAAACCCATTTCAAGTTTTGCCATTTTTTGCCATTTTTTATTACACTTACATGAGCCTGTGTAATCCCAAAATCAGCAGCTATTTCTCTTTGCAGTCTATCTGATTTCCTTATCAAACAGACTTGTTCATTGGTAAGTTTTGATCTACCATGTTTTTCACCAGAACACGTTCTTCCTTTTTGCTTTGCATCTTGCATATTTTCCAACCTTGTACCAAGAACAAGGTGGCTGGGGTTAACGCAATTTCTGACATCACATTGGTGCATCACTTCTCTAGTGTCTAACACTCCAACAAATAAACGATAAGAGGCTCTGTGAGCCAACTCATGCTTGGATGGAGTCCTAAAAAATCCATACCCATTTTTCATGCAATACGCTTTCCAAAGCCAACATCCTGAGTCATGCTTGACAACATGGCTCATAAATCTTTCCGATTCTGGCGATCTAACTTTGCCAGACATGGCTATCCAATCATTTGAGTTATGCCCTCGCTAAACACATTGCGCTTTAGCGTAACGTGAACAGACCGATGCACCATTTCACCATCCAGCCAATACTCGATAAACGAAATTGTTTCGTTTTCAGTCTCTTCGGAACCCTCGCGCTTTTCCAGCAGCGAATCGTCCATCTCACCCTTTGTCGTGGTCACTATCATCCGAATGTCCTTGCTCTTGCCATCAGAGCGCCGCCCGTCATGGAGCCGCGCTCATCAGCTAGGTTGAGTGCGTCGATGCCCTTCTGATACAGGCCAGCCCATACCTGGATTCTCGCATCATCTTGGAGGTACGGCGCGGCCTGTAGCAGCGAACCGTAAAGGTAAACGTCGGGCGACAGAGTCAGCAGAAAGTTGGTCGTGTTCGACGTAGATAGCTTGCTGAGTTTCCCGTAATAGATCAACTCAGAAACGTAGGATGTGTCAGGTGTCGGCAGGACGCGGATCTGTCCACCGATAACGCAAAAGTACTTAGGCTGGCCGCTGGCGCTGTAGCTGACTTGCAAGTCATCCATTGCGTTGATGGTCTGGAATACCAGCGGGGAGATGGGGTTTGTACCCGTCAGTTTGAACGATTTAGCCTCCAGGTAGTCGCTTGGGAGTGCGTTGTACTCGTCGCTTATGGTGGCGTTGGCCCTGACAATCATCTGCCTGATGCGGAGATCACGCTCCATCTGGGATTCCGCGAGAGAGACAAAGTCGGTGATGGCAGACGTGAGATCGCTACGGTTGAGCCAATCGGCGACCGAGGCTTTCAGTTCAGCGTAGGTGCTAAGTGCCATGCTCTGCCTTTTCCTTCTCGATGTCGCGCATCATCCAGGTGTGGTCGTGCTTGAATTCAAACGTCCCGATGTGGCCGATCTCTTTGCTCACGTCGTGGTCTATGTAGATTTTATACCCTGCCGCCTGCGCCTTCCGGCAGAAGAAGATGTCCTCACCGATGTAGCCGCGCTTGTCGGTGCGCCAGGGAGTCTCGAACCAAGGTTCGGTCAGCTTCTCAAAGACGTTGCGCTTGATGAGCATCACGCCCATTCCGATGCTGCCAACTTCCTCGATGCCGGTTGACTCCGGCATGGTGTAGACCAGTTCGCGCTCACCGTCCGGACCATACTTCTGTGCAGTCGGGCCAGTAGGGATTCGGCGCCGAGCGCAGTTGGTCGCCACGATGTCTAGGTCGTGTTTTAGCAGGCGCTCCACCATGTCCTGGGGGAACGTCATGTCGGAGTCGATGAACAGGATGTGCGTGCAGCCCTCGGCCATCGCATCCAGCGCCAGGTCAGCACGCTGGTTCTGTATCAGCGTGCCCTGCATGATTTTTAAACTCACTGCGTCTGTCGTGTTCAGCGTGTGGTAGCAGACCATATTCACCAGGCAATAGGTAAAGTTGGCGTGGACCATGTCCCGCGCTGGGGTGCAGACTGCAATGTAGTTGTTCATACTTGTCCAGGTCTCGTTCTGAAAAATCTGTTGTCGGGGTCATTGAGCCAGCGTTTCATAAACGCCTGATCTTCTATCTTGCCCTCGGCCTTGAGTTTGTAGTAGACGCCCTCCGGAATGCTGGCAACGTGATGCCACTCGCCACTCCAGCTTGCGCGCTCATCTACCTTATTGAAATCCGCCTTGTTTGCTTCAACAACTGCTGTGACATCCTGCTGAGTCTGAATTGTTGCCTGGCCGGTTTCATCGTTGTAATGCCAAAAGCGGGTGATACCCGCTTCCTTGTTTTCGTCAAATATTTGTTTATTCATGCGTTAAAAAAGGGACCAGGTTTCCCTGATCCCTTCAAGTTGATTACGAAGTAACCAGGTCAGCAGCTAGGCCGTGAGCGTTCTCGGCCAGCACCTTGTGACCCCACTCGACCAACAACATACGCTTCTCAGCGTCGCCGGTCTTAGCGAGTTCAATTTGCTGGTAAGGACGCAGCACAACCATCTTGGCGTACTCAGGATCGAGTACCCATGCATCACGCTCACGTTGGAACCTGTTCGCTATAACGCTCACATTCCCGAAATCGCTCACGTAAACATCAACCGCCCCCACGAGGGTCGCAGGCTTGTCACCACCGTTGATGTTGAAACGGCTGGAAGCGATACCAGAGAAGCCAGACACGCGCTGCTTGTTAACAGGACCGCACATCAGGATCTTTGGAGTTCCGCCAGCAGTCCACACTTGCTGAATCACATTCTTGAGAATGGTTTCAGTAAAGGTGCGGACGTTACCGTCAGTACGGGCGCTGCTAGGCAGAGTCGTATAGGACGGGTTCACGCCGTTGGTCTGCATATCGACGTTAGTCTTTACCCAAGCGCCCAAAGATGCCGTACCGCGTGCGGTGCTGGTGCTACCGGCTGCGGCCACAGCGTTGTTCAGCATGGTGAACTCTTGGTCTCTTTTTAGCTCGCTCGAACGCTTCGCAATTTGGTAGGCTAATTCTGAGCGACGCCCTGCCTTGTTAACCACCTCTTCAGTCGCGGACAAGATGATGGTCTTGCGCGAAATCTGAGCGTAGTTTTGCAGGCGAACAGTTGCGGTAACAGCGTCAAAAGAGGCGACATCGTCACCCTCAATCTGCTTGTTGGCTGCGGCTGCTGCCAGGGTATCGCTTTGGAATTCAAACAGCGAATTGCTGATTGACTCACGCCCGATGTTGCTCATGTAAGGAGTTTCTTCGGGTGCGATATTGGTGATGATGTTGGACAGGTCTTCACGGATACCTTTGGCGTCAAAGGTCGTGAAAGTATTGGTTACGATTGCCATGATGTACTCACTTTAATAAAAGTTCAATTGCGGAGACCGCGTCTTGTACGCGGCCAGTTTTTGCAAGACGTTGTTTTGCACGCGTTGACTCGCTTGTCGTGGAGACTCGACCCGCTGCTCCTGGCTTGGCTGGTCTTGGGCCATTGTTGACTACCGGCTTAATGTTGCCCCGCTTGGACATCATCTGCTCGTACAGCGCCGCTTTACGCAGCACGTTCACGACGCGGTGGTCAAAAATGTTCTTCAGTTCATCAGGTTGGAATCCGGCTTTCTGGCCGAATTCAATGAGTAACGCTTTCTCTGCCTTGGCTTTAGCGGGGTCTTTCCACTCGGGTAGGACTTCCATCAATTTATCTTGCTCTTGAGCAAGAAATGCCTGCATAGACTGCGCCTGTTCCTGGCGAGAGATTTCTGCAAGTCGCTGCTGTTCGCTCTGAATAGCCGCGTACTTAGTCTGGTTCTCACGCACTAGCTCTTTCTGCCTCACCCACTCGATGGGGTCCTCTTGGTAGAGGCGGTCCCAATCAATCTGAGGCTCTGCCGCCTGCTGAACTTGCTGCTCCAATGCTCCTAACAATTGAGCGTACTGCGCACGCTCGGCGCGGATGGCCTGGCTCTCTTGCTCGACTTGCTTTCGCACCTCGGCAATCTGCTGGGTCTTCCGCGTGTAGTCTTGAGTGCGTGAATAACCTTGCTGAAGTTCGTCAAGCGTTACAGAAACTTCCTTACCGTCTACTTTGACGGTGAAAGTCTGCGGCTCTTCGCTCTCCTCGGATTCCTCATCTTCCTCTGACTGTTCGGTAAGTGTTTCATCGTCCGATGCGTCTGCATCACCGGACAATTCCTCATCCACCGCCGCCTGAGTTTCCTCAGTTAACGCCTCGTCGGTTGACTTTTCTCCCTCTTCGGGAAGTATGGCCTGGAGTGCCTGGACTGCTGCGTCCATGTTGAGTGATTCTGTCATTTATTTACCCGTTCCAGCGCACGCTGCGCCACTTTTGCGTTGTCGATGGTTTTTGTCAGTTCACCTTTGAGGCTATCAATCGCCCTCAACATGGACCAGGCCATCTCGCGTTTCGCGGATTCTTCGGGTTTGCTGCTCTTGAAAATCCAGAGTTGTTCGTTTTCAATCTTGGTCAATGCCATATTGAACGTCTCGTCCTCTAGGAGTTCCTGTGCCTTGCGGCCAGCGCGGATTACTTGATCTGTCATGCCATTCCAGGTTGGTTGATGGTTGCCTCTCGATTCATGCTGGTTACAGCTTGAATCTCAGCGTTGCTAATTTGTGCGTTGTACTTTAACTCAATTTCGTATTTCTTTAATAGTCCACTCTGAGCCAACTCGTCGCGCCGGAAGTCATCGTCGCGGATCATCTGCTCGCGCTTGAGTTCCAACTCGGCTGCCTTCTTCTGGATGTCGGCCTCGATGGACTTAGCCTGCACCTCTGCCAGCACCTCCTCGGGTGTCGGCTTGGGTGGTGGTGGCGCTGGTGGCTGGTAGTCGGCAGGGATGTCGTTGAAGAACTGGCTGGAGTCCTTGAACCCGCTAAGTTCTACGATCTTGCGCAGGGTGCTGGCGTACATGGACGGGCTTACCAGCGGGTTTTGTGGGCCTAGCTGGGTTAGTGCCTCCTGCTGCTTGGCGCTAATCATCATCAGAGCCTGGAGGCGCTCGTTGGTGTCGCCGTTGCCCAGGCCGATGTTGATGCTCACGTCCATGTTGGCGTTCCAGGCGCGTGGATCGATCTCCACAAACTGGTCGCGCAGGCGAATCATGCGGGGCTTGTCCTGGTGGGTCACCATCAGGAACAGGATGCCCTTAAACAGCTTCTTCATGCCCTCGGCCATCATCCGCGCCGTGAGTTCGATGCGGCCTTGGGACGCGCTGATGGTGGCGGCCACCGCCGCCTTTGTGCTGGATTGCAATGCGTCGGCGTTCAGACCCATCGCGGCCTTGCTCATGCCGGTGCGGTCCTCTTTAATCTGGTCGATGTAGTCCAGCATGGGGAAAGCCGCCTGGCCGACAAACGGGCTGGAGAACGGCTGCACCATGCCAGGGGCACGCATACGAATGATGGCGCCGGTCTCGTTATTCAGCACATCGTCCATGTTGACCTGGCCCTCGACCACCGCGGTGCGCGGGTGGATGGACTGCGCCAGGGAATCCAGCGTGTTGCGCAGGATTTCGGACTTGATCTCTTGGATGTCGTGCGTGATGTCAAAAATGGACATTGCCTCAATGGGGCTGGTGTGTGGCTCGGGGTCGCAGGGGAAGTCCACGAATGGAATGTAGGACGCGGGTAGGTTGCGCACCACCTTGTAGCCGGAACCCATGCAGCAGATTTTGCGCAGCTCGGGAATGCCGTCGCCGTCGTAGTCAATGCGCTCGTACGCCTCAATGTACAGGACGCGGCGCTGCATCGGGTTGGCGCTGTCGGTCTGGCCGACGGCCGTTGCCAGCGGCTGGCGTGCTAGGTACTCCTCGTTATCGTCCAGGTCGGACGCGGTGACGTTATCCAGCACCTCGTCCTCGTCGTAGCCCATCGCCACCAGTTCAGCGACAGTCGCCATCATGCGGTGCGCGATCAATGCGCAATCGTCAAAGGACCGCGCTCGGCGGTCAATCAGCAACTCCTCGGGTGGCACTGC